TGATGAAACACAAAATTACCAGCATGAGTACTGGCTACACCAAAGTGAAACTCTAGGTTACCTTTGGTAATTTTGGCAATAAAACTAGATTCTTCGCTGTTGGCTTGACTTTGGAATCGCATACGCTGAATAGCTGCTACACTAGGTTCCAGTTCAACGTCCCAGGCCACACCGCGAAATTTAACAGATTTTAATTTTTCATTAACAACATTGGATACCATAAAGCGAAAGTTATTTTTAAAATCTCCTGCTTTGTTTTCAAAATCAATACCACAAGGAATCATGTTACCTGCACCATCATCCTGGTGTGCTATACTGAGTTTGGCATTTTCTCGATACTCAGGTATATTAAGAATAATACTTAGTTTGTTTAGATTAGGCATACCGAACACGCCTTGAAACTCTGGTATGATATGGTGGAACTTGGCGTCGAGTATTACAGTTTTATCTTCAGCGAGACCATTAATAATAGTTTCTTTACGGTCTCCTGTGACTTTAATTAGTTCAATGCCAAGTCCACTAGTGTACTTGACTATATCGTGTAGTGCATCTTTCATTATAATTCCTTTCTTGTTGAGATATTGTATATGATTTATTTAGACCGTACAAGAGACAACCTCTTCTTTTTAATCTTTATACCAGTACCACACGTTGTTATCAGCAAAACAAAGAGTGCTTGAGATATTATTATTTGCTCTAAATTCTGTCACTGCCTTTTTTACCGAATCTAACTGGTAATCATGCCCTGAAAAAATCCCATTTGTTTTTACTTTAGGATAAAAGGTAACACAGTCTTGTAAAGTAGTTTCATAACTATGATCACCGTCAATAAAAATATAATCTAATTCGTTGTCTGCAATGTAGACACTTGATTCTATACTTTTTGCTTTGAGCAAAGTAATACAATGATCGTACTGTTCTAAAAGTTTCAGTGCTTCGTGCATCCAGGATTCAACAACTTGAGAACTCATATGTCCACACCAGTCATCATAAGGTAACCATGGATCAATAGCATATACTTTTGAAATGTTGGGTGCGCGATCTAGTAAGTATCTTAAATTATGACCTCTGCATATGCCTAATTCACATATAGTGAGATCGCTACCTAAATTAGCAATCTTATCAATCATGCCATGGGCACTAATTTCTGTTAAAGGCATGTTAAACATGGTCTCTCCTAATTATAAACATAATGTTTCCTTATTATTCAAATACAAATAATTGATCAAAGGTATTCTTGATATTAGTATGATCTGATATTTGCCAACCTAGCACACCTAATAAGTTTTCTACTTTTTGATCTACAATAGTATCTTCCATTAGGCCATCGTCAAAAGGTAAATCCTTGAACCATTGCGGTATCTGAGTTTCGTCAGTGGGATAACCTACTGAAGTATATCCTAGAGGATTTGATCTTAACTTGCAGACAATGGTTTTCATACCATCCACAATAGCTGTAGAATAATTGTCTGAGTGCATACGGCGTAGGGCGTTCCAATTAAGTGCAGCACGAACATGTCCGGGCATGTTGGCACGACCCTTTTTGGCTTCTAGCTCACCATAATGTGTTAGATTATTGACACGTTTAGGAGTACCTTTTTCCCAAGGCGGGCGTTTCTGAAACTCTGTTTTGAATTCACGCACACGATCATATACATAGTCAGCTTGACTGCCTGTTAGCACTTTGAGCAAGATATCACTGAGAAAGTCTTGCACTACCTTGGGTGTGTCTGAACGTTTTAGATCCAAGCCCATGGCTTTTACTTTGCCAGGCTTGCCATCGCGGTCCAGTCTTTGTCCTTCTAAATCATAGATCAAGACAGCGTAGCGTTTCTTTTTAATAAACAAGGCTTTACTGGCCACAAGTTCACGCCCACCTTTGATTATACTGCCCATGTCTCTAGGACAGGCAAATGCACGTTCCATGAATCCAGGAAATGATTCGTTAACAGAGTCCGCTATACCATCATATAGTTGCACACATAAATCATGATCCCATTTCATATTACCAGATTCTATTTCTGGCCGAAATGTCTCATAAGCTGAGAAATAGACCGAATCTGTATCACCATAGATAATAGCTCGTCCCACATGATCATACTCACCAGTGATACATTCATTTACATGAGCATCCATGTGTCTAGCAATAACACGACCAGTTAGTGTTGTAGACTGACCGATGCGCTTATCAAAAAAGCGACATCCAGGATTAAGAATAGCACCATATAATGAGTTAAGGTTAATCTTTTTAACCAACTGACGTTTATCCCAAAATGCTTTATCGTCAGCAGTCTTGGCATCTTTCTTCTTAGCCTGTAGCTCTTTTCTTTCAGCATACCAACGTTCAAGTAAGCCTGGTACAATACCTTTTGCATCATATTTGAAAATTGTTCCATTTGCACTTAATATCCAAGGTTCACGACCTTCAAAGATTAATCGAAAAACGTCACCAGCCATCATGGTATCTGAGCCACCATGTTCCCAGTCTATGGTGATTTCTCTACCAGGCTCTTGATCCATAACAGCAGTATATTCTAAACTGCCAAACAAATTTTCCCAAGCATCGGCAAAAGTTGCTCCTTCTGCCATTTTGTCTGCTATGTATTTTTCTGTGTAGACTGGTCGCAATTGTCCGACAATGGTTTCTGGCGCCATGTTAAGAGCGCGGATCGCTGACGGGTATAGTGAGTTGATGTCGATCGCTCCAATGTATTCGTGCATACCCCTTTTGGGATAAGCAACATAGGCACCTGCCGCTTGTGTGTCACCATCTGAATTTCTCCTATTTTGAACTACTAAACCTTTTTGATGTGCTTCGTTGATAATTGCCTGCTCGGTAACTGCTACCGCACCCATGGTAGTGGGTAGTAACACTGTGTTATCATGTGCAAGTTCATTGGCAAGATCAAGGAATCTAAGTTTCTTATCTAACTTAGCCAGCAACATGGTATCTTGTCTATTATAATCTACAAACGTTGTGAAATCTCGGTTATAGAGTTGATCTAGTGTACCTTCATATTGTATTTTCCTTTCATCTAATTCGAATTCCCCAATAGCATCCAAACTATAGCTATGACGTTCTTCATAGGTATACTTTCGATATAACTGCATATAATCCATGTGTACACGACCAATGAGATCAAATGTAATATGTTTTGCACCAAAACGTTCAAAGGTTCTCTGCTTGGGAAATTGATTCCATAAGCAAAACCTACGAGTATCATCTTTACTTAAAATTTGCCTAGTACGCATGACCATATATGGAATATCAAAGCCTTCTGAGTTCCAACCACTCAGTATGTCAGCATCTTCAATTAGGTCAAAAAATGTCAGTACAAGATCCTGTTCACGCTCAAATAGAAAACAGTTGTCGTACTTGGCAACTAATTCCTCGGCTGACTTGAAACTCATGCTCTTGGGCGGCATTACCAAAGTGATTAGCTTGTCTAACCAATCCAAGTAGATACTGATAGCTGTGATGGGATTGAAGGGATCTTCAGGCTTGGAGAATCCACGCACCGGATCAAAGTCTACCTCAATATCAAAAAATGCTGTTTGAAGTTGCGGAGCATCTCGGCCCAAATAGTTTTCTTCTAGGCAGCGAAATACAGGTTTAAAATCGCTTTCCCATAGTCGTTTACCTGAATGCATCTTGAGTTCTCGATTGAACTCTTTGTAATTACGAGTACTGAATCTACTTACCAGGGTTCCATATATAGTACTGAACTTGCCCCGAGGATCATCAAAATAAAAAATATAATTAGCAGGATAGTCTTGGTAGACTCGTTCGCCCTTGACTCGTTCTACTACATAGATACGATTGTCTTCACGGCTGTAAAGTGCATCAACATAACTCATAGAGTACGGCCAACCGTCTCCAAGATAGTGTTAAGCTCGTCATTATCTTTGTTTGTTTCGCCTAACTTGCTCTTAGCTGCGATACGAATGGCTTTTTTCAATATTGCTGGTTTGATTTCCATTTCTTCTGCTATGGCTTTGATAGTATCCGATAAGCCGGCATTAAGATCTTCAATTTCGGTCATGACTTGAATACCTTCATTGATGATTTGTGTAAGTTTGGCCTTTTGTTCAGCACTGAACATACGACTAGACATATGGACTCCTTAAAAAATATAATTATACTATATTTTTAGTGTTATTACAAGTTAGATGGTAATATTGAATCTTGTTCTTGATACATAACAGTTTCAGTATGACCTAGAGCCCATTTAGGATTAGTTTCAACTGAATACTTAACTGAACAAACATGAAAATCTGGGAACGCCAGTTGTTTAGGATTACTAGCAGCATCTAAAAATATACATCTATTGTTAGGTTGTGCAGCATATTGCCCATTTGACATTTCAATTAGATTAAAACTTTTATGATCCTCAGGCCATTCTGCATAGGTAGTGTCTAATATATTGCTGTCTGGTGCAGCATTGTCTATAGTAAACAGATATTTCCCCATGTACCATGCCTGGTTCTTAGCGTAAAATTTACAACTAAGGTTAGCAAGAAAGGCTTTTTGAACAATAGCTAGATTATGACTAAAACAATCCCAAATCTGTAAAGAATCAAGTGGCAAGAAATTGTCAAGGTCTAGATCTGTATCTCTGCTGACATAGGCACTGATAGGTAATTTGTCATATAACGCACCATAGTTTGGTAAGTAACTTTCTATTCTTAATGCTTGCCCACGTAGGCTTTTGGCTGTGATCCATATGCAAGGTTCGTATTCGCCATGTCCTTTAGTAAAGTTATACAAATATTCACGCCGAACAAAACAATGTATTGGCGGAAGATTAGCAACCAAAAAACTCATTAATTATTGCTTTTGATTATGTGTTTATCTATACAATCATTACAGGTACAGGATTGGCATCCACAGTCATCTGTACGGCATTCCTATGAACAATGATGAAAACATCCACACCCACAACGATGTTGTAATCTATAGTAATCTGCTTGTTCGGTTGTTGTATCCATGATTATGCCTGTGGTATTTTAATTACATTTGTAATTGGAGTACGCATTAGAACATTGTCGCCGGTTCTAAAATAAACTGCAAGTTCGCCAAATGGCCTGTAGTATTCTATACTTTCAACTATACCTCGGTGTGCCTGTGTTCTAACTATGTCATTTACTTTAATTTCTTCCCCTACCAATCTTTTACCCACCGGTGGTTTATCACGACCTTTAAAGTAACCAGTAAATTTTGGACCTGCACCGGTACGACTAACTTCGCCTAGACGTTTACGATAGGCTTCTGCTGCCTCTTGAGCAAATTGATCAGACCTAACAGCAGGCTTTGTTTGTACAGGTGGTTGAGTACGTGCAGCAATACCCATATTGGATCTAGCTATATCCATGAGATGTCTAATCCAATCGGCGCCTAGTTTTTGTATATTGTAGGCTCTACTCCAGGCTTCGAACGCTTGTTCTTGGGGCATGGTCTTTAATGCTGTTCTTAAAGCTGTGGTAGATATTCCTGTGCCACCAGCGTCGCTCTGCCTCGGAGTTATATAAGCACTTACTCGAACGTGGCTTAATGGTGGAAAAGTAGAATATCGTGCCTGCATCTGTTCGGCACGTTTGGCAATTGATTCTTGGTCACTGCCTACTGTGATAATGATATTATTAAAGTATGGTGGTTTCTTTATTAATTCATATTCTATTTTTTTGAAAATATTACCTGCTGTGACATTACCGGCTGCATCTGTTTGGTTTTCAACTACACTGACAGTGACACCTGGAAATAATTTTCGCAGCGTTTCCAATTTTGTCTTAATGTCAATAGGATCATCTGGCCCTACTTTATGTCCAACAAATATATACGGTGTTCCACCTTCTTTTCTAGCTCGTTCTATAGCAAAATTAATTAACTGTTCATGTCCACGATGACCAGCAAAGTTTCCTATAGCCACAACTGCTGTTCTTGGTTTAGTATCACCAAATGTCTGTGCTGGTGCTGTATTTTTTGCAGCCATGGCAGACTTCATGGTATCTGTGGTAATTTTAACTAAACCAGTTTCTGGGAATTCTAACACAATTCCTTCATTATTGTCACCAAGAACATTCATACCCTTAAGTTTAGGGGACTTGATTATGGCCTGACTTAGACGTTGCCTTGCTTGATCTAAAATAGCCCGAGCTTGAGTTTTAAGATCACTGTTGCCGCGTGCCATTAGGGCGGTACGCAGATTAGGATCCATTTTTAATACTGGTTCTATTATGCTGCGTACATTGATACCGGACTGTTCTAGTCTATTGGTAATGATTTTAATTTCTGGTGTACTAGATTTGACCAGGGTTCGTATGATACGATCTTGATCTGGGACGACTTGACCGGTACTGTATTGTTTGACCATAAATGGCACTAAGGTCATTGTTTTGCCTAGGCGTTTTGCATCATAAGCAATGTTAACAAATTTAAGTTGGTCATCTTGGCTTTGAGCCATTGGATTGAACAACATCTCAGCTTGAACGATAGTATCATCTGGTAATCGTTTGATAAAGTCACTATCAACTATTGTTGCTAATGCCTGATCATAGTTACGTGTTCTTGCTAATTGTTCTTGGCTTTGACCTTGTTCTTTGCCATATTGTTCAAAGCTACCGATGTCATCTACGTACAAGGGTTTAGTTACCTTACTGGTCATAAAGAAAGGCCTGCCACTGACATCGCGGCCAAAGCGTATACCAGCACCATCTATTTTAAGATTGATTGGTATATTATTTAATGTACCACCATTTTCGGCAATTTCTGTGCAGAGTTTTATAAAATCCTGATCTTTGATCTCCATACTAGATGCTCTACCATCTGGTAGACGATTAAAGATATGTCTAATACCTTGTCGTTTATAATCAGGAATAGGATCTGCTTCGTTTATACTTTCCAGTTTCTTTTTATCGTATGTGCCATAGTAATTTTGTAACATACTATCAAAATCACTTGGGGCTTGTACACCTAGAGTTTTTCTTAATAAGTTATAGGCAGTAAGTTTTTCTGTTCGATCTTTCTCGGGATCACCTTTGTATAATTCTTGTGCTCGTCGATCAAATTCATCAACACCTATGATTTTTTCTCTAAATTTATCTGCTACTTTTTGACGTTCGTTTTGGTCTAGATATTTCTTGCTTAGAGCTAACAGGCCAGTAAAAGAGTCAAATTGACTAGATAATTTTTTTAGATCACGTTTGGGAATACGAGTACCAAATATGTCTGCAAAAATACGATCAACATCTCGGACATAACCTGTAGTTTCTGCTTTATCATAAACAGGAACTCCATCCATTTCTTCCTGTCGACCATTTGACGCCATAACAGGAATAAAGGTTGGTCTAAGCCCGCCTCCCTCTCGACTACCTACTGCAAAGGTATACATAGGCACTGTAGTTGGTTCACTGTATTTGAAACTATCATACGTTTTAGTTTTTCTATTGTAGACTGGTTTACGTACAATGATGTTCTGCTCAGTTAATTTGGTCAGTGCCATGATAAGGTATTTGTGGAATACGCCCTTTACACCGGCACTAAGGTCTTGCCACGAACTACTTGCAGAGAATTGACTCCAACGAGTTGGTTGTGCGTAGTTTGTACCTGCCTTAACTTCAAATTCTTTAAGTTCAAGATCTATTTGAACATTGGTTCCACGTTTGGTAATAGATCCGTCTGGGTTTGTTGTTTTTACTTGTATGCCAGGAAAATGCCAAAGAGTAATCAGCTGTGGTCCACCTAGAGAAAGTGGATCATCTTTTAGACCTACGTAAACAGCATCACCTAGGCGTGACCCTGCCGGTAATTTTTGTAGCCAAGCCACAATATCATCTTTCATGGCAACATCGACCTGCGTGTCAATGTCTCCCACAGTAGGCTTGGCCTTGACAAAATCTAAATCATTAATTGTTTGTCTATCAAAAAAATGTAACGCTGATCCACTCAAAAACTGACGTGATGCCAACAAAGATGGGTGCCATAAAGGTTTACCTGAATAATCGGCAAATGCAGCGTTAATAGCACGTAACCCATTATCAATAATAGGCACTGCTTGTTCTCTAGCATTGGCATCAATACGATCAGCACTTTGATCATTAATAGTAACGTTTCCACCCTCTAATAGCAGTGGTTTCTTTTTTATGGCGATTTCTTTTAGTCTCATATTAGGTATTTATTATGATCGAGACTAAGGCTATGGTTGCAAAATAAGTTAATCCCCACCACCATCCTAGTAGGTATATTACAACACATAGGCTTAGGACCCAACCTATTTGGTATAAATGTATGTACCAAGGCATTATAGCCCCAGGGCGGTGTCCAATTCTTTATTATAGGTCTTGAACAATTTGTCCATAAATCCGAGATTGCGTATGATTTTGTAGGCTAGATTTTCTAAACTGTACTCGCCATTTGTGTCTAACCCAGTTTGTCTATACCTACGTAGTTTATTTGATAATCTATCTAGGTCGTCAGCATCATCCGCATGTAAAATAGTATTATTAATAAGTTTTATTAGGTCTTCTACCTTGTGATTAAGTGCTGAATCATTAATGTCTGGTGGGTCATAACTAGGAACTTTGATCCATTTATCATCTAATAAACTATAAACTCCGCCTGAGATAGGAGGTTGATTCACATCTTCTATATACATTTCAACTTCATGACCACGAACTATAATGTCATGGCGTTCATTCCAAAGTGATTTCTTAGCCATGTAAAGCTCTTCGGCTATATCATCACATTCTAGTACGTTAAAGTCAGTTATGAGATGAACATCAAAATCACTGAATTTAGTATAATTATAGTTAACCATACTGCCTGTTAAAACTATATCAATTAATTTAAAACCAGGAACGTTTAGTGTACTCATAAAGTGCTTGGCTGCATTTAATAATTTAAAACGAACTTCTGGTATGAGTCTATTTTTTGCCCATGCTTCTGGTGCTAGCGTTATACTGTATTGCAGGTATTTTCTAGCGAAATCTGTCATTTTATACTCTTCCATTTGTCAGCTAGATAATTCACAAAGTCGTCTACAGTGGCTAACCGATTCTGTTGCATGAACTGTATGATTCTTATGGCATTGTTGCGATCAGCGTCTGGTCCTGGTTTGCGAGCATTGCTCAGATCTACTGCTAGACTCCGGACCAGACCTTGCCGATCGTAAGTGTATTGTAGGTCATAACGCCGACGATCAGCATCCTTGCTCAACTGTGCCTTGGTCTTGGCTTGCATGAGTTCCATCCAGGGTTTTAAGTATCCGCCCTTTCGTCTTGACACATAACCACGAGCAGGATCCTGGCCCTTAAGCTGACCGACATCTGCTGTCTTTCTAGTATCACGCATACGCCAGGCTTCTTGGTCGTTGAACAAGTTAACGGGTATACCGGCCTTTTTGGCTAAAATAATAACCTGCCGTGTACGAGCGCGAGCAGCCTCGTCGGCGTCTGGTGCTATGTAAAGATCTATAGCACGAATAGCAGCAGGGATCGCTGCCTCCCGACTGAATATACGATCTTCAGCTTCATGTGCTTTATGATGGTCTTTGGCAGGATCGCGATTGTTCCAATAGTCTACGGCTTTACCGGGGTAGCGTTGATTATAAAAATCACCATCAAGTTCAAATAGCACAGCGTCCTGACCAAGCCATCCATGATAACCACCATGGCGTGTTCTTGTAGTGCTTAGAAAGTAAGGATAACCCTTTGGGGCGAA